AAGAAATAATAAAATAACAGATTATTTACATAAGTCTTCATGTAAGATCGTAAAATTATTAAATGAGAATAATATCTCAGAACTGGTTATCGGTTACAATCCAGAATGGAAACAAAATATTAATATTGGTTCAGAAAATAACCAAAAATTTGTTCAAATTCCATTTTTAACTTTAATTAATCAGATTAAATATAAATGCTTATTACATGGTATTAATGTTTTAATAAATGAAGAAAGTTATACAAGTAAGGCATCAGCCTTGAATTTGGATGTTATACCAATTTATAATAAGGATAAAACCGTTAAAAAAGATTTAAAAGAGCCTAATAAAATAGTTAAATCTGTTAAAGAATTTAAATTTAGTGGGTACAGAGAATCCAGAGGTTTATATAAAATAAAAGGTTCTAAAATTAGAATTAATGCTGATATTAACGGAAGTTATAATATCGGAAGAAAAGCATTTGGAAATGATTATATGAATAATATAATCGAATTCAATATAGGGCATGGGTATTGTCCAATTAAAATCAATATTTGATTTTAATAAATATATATAATTTTTGAGTATTTATATTCAAAAATTATTACATAATTACCTTTGAAATGTCTATATTCCGTTCTTATTTCAATAACAATGCTTCTATTATTAAGAATTCTGTTCTAAATAATTCGAGAAATCCTGTAATGCAACTTGTATATGGTGATATTGGTATCTATTCAAGATATATATTTGATATTGATTTAACATCATTAACAAATAATATTACAAATAATGGTATTTTATCTGGTAGTGTATTATCACATAAAATAAAATTTACTAATACAATTTCTTTTGATAAGGAACTTATTGGTGGTCAGTTTAGTGATGGAAGTAAAAGAGCAAATAGTTTTGATTTAGTTCTTTTTAATATAGGTGAAACATTTGATAATGGTAGTGGGTATGATTTTATTCCTTTAACCGGTGAAACTTTTTTTGATAATAATTTTAATACATCTGCCCCAAACTGGTATTATAAAAAAACAGGTGTACTATGGTCACAACCTGGAACATATACAGGAAATACACCATCTAGTGCAATAACATCACAACATTTTATAGATGGTAATGAAGATATTGTATTTGATATTAGTAATCAAATTAATGGTATTTTATATAGTGGACAAACAAATAATAGATTTGGTATTGCTTTTTCTGGTAGTATTGAAACACTTACAGCAGATACATTATATGGTGTTGCATTTTTCTCACCCTATACAAATACATTTTATCAACCATACCTAGAAACAACAATCAACGATACAATAATTGATGATCGTAATTTCTTTTATCTTGATAAAAATAATAATATATATTTTTATTCTAATGTGGGTGGTAAATTTACAGATCCTGATTCAATTAGTAAAGTTGAAATTTTTGATTATGAAGGTATATTATATCAAACCTTTACCGGAACATCTATTAATAAATTAAAAAAGGGAATATATTATGTTTCATTAAACGTTCCTTCTGATACATATCCTGATCTTGTTTTATTTACTGATAAATGGAGTTTCATATATAGTGGTAAAACTAAAACAGTAGAAAATGAATTTGCTTTATTAAATCCTGATAATTATTTTGATTTTAGTAATGGAGCAACAAATGATTATGAAACTGATTATAAAAATTTCTTTTTTTCATATTCCGGAATACGTAACGAAGAAGTTATTACTAATGGTGAAATTAGAAAAATTATTATTAATGTTCGTAGATTATATGGACAACATAATAATATCCCATTGGACCTAGAATATAGAATATATGTAAGAGAAGGTACTGATGAAGTTGATGTTGTACCATTTACTCTTGTTTCAAGAGATTATGCTAATTATTTTTTTAATATGGATACAAGTTGGTTCATTCAACATGATTATTATTTAGATGTTAAAATGACAATTAATGGGATATCTAAAACATTAAATAATGTTCTAAGTTTTATAGTTAAATAATTTATTTCTCATATATTTTTTTTTGACCCAAATTTGTTTTATATTTGTGGTGTTAAACATATTTATCATATTTGGTATTGGGTAATATAAGGAATTATAATTCTTTCATACAGTCACTTATTTTCTTTACTACCCTTTACCAAATTTTTTAAATAACTAAATTCGATGAATCGTTGGAATAAATTCAACATGTCATATATAACTTAAACTAAAAAAACAATTATGTCAGAACAAACAAAACAAGATCCATTATCAGATATGGATGATTTATTTAATGAGTATGAAGAGACTCATGCACAAAAAAACGGATCACTTTCAAGAAAAGAATTAACAAAAAGAACATTTTTTATTCCAAGAGATGAAAATTTGGACTTTAAAACAATTAGAATCCTACCGCCACGTAAAGATCTTGGAGAAAAGAACATTTCAGAAGTATTACTACACTTTTTCAAATATAGAAATAATTGGATGAATGTTTGGTGTGCAAAAAATGATGGTAAAGATTGTCCTGTTTGTGCTAAAGGTGAAGAAATTAGAGATAAAGCAAATTTATTAAAAGAATCTGATCCTGTAAAATCTAAAGAAATGTGGATGAAGGGTGCAAATTTTTTCGCAAAGAAATATTTTGTAATTCGTGTTATAGATAGAGGTAAAATTGATGAAGGTGTTAAATTTTGGTATTTCCCTTATAGCAAGGATCGTAAAGGAATTCTTGATCAAATGATGGGTGTACTTAAAATGTGGTATGCTGATACTAATATTGATTGGAGAGACCCTAAAGAGGGTTGTGATATCAGAGTTACACTTGGTAAAAATGATAAGGGAAAAACTACTATTACAGGTTTTGTAACTGCAAGAAAATCTACTCCTCTTAGTACTAATGAAGAAGAAGCAAAAAAATGGCTTGAAGATAAATATACATATACTGATATTATTAAAGCAAAAAGTTTATTGCTTCTTAATGGTATTGATGAAGATAAATATCTACAACTTGTTGCTGAAGGTAATATTCCATCATGGGATGCTACAAAGAAAAGATGGATTATCACAAATCATCCTGAACTTGAAGAACTAGCAAATGCTAGAAGTAAGAAAGTTGATACAAAAGATTCTGATGATAAAGCAGAAAAAAATGAAGCAGAAGATGATCTTTTTGGAGATATGGAAAAAAATAATAAAGTACTTGTTGATAAAAAAGTTTCAACTGAAAAGGTTAATTCTAAAACAACAAAAGAAGAAGATCCTTTTGGTGAAACTACTGATCCGTTAGATGATCTTAATGTTGAAGATATAGGAGATGATTTACCATTCTAAATAATACAAACAGGAAATGTAATTAATTTTATATTTCCTGTTTTATTAAAATATTAAATAATTTTAATGTAAAATTTCAATAACCAAATGAATCAATCTGATATTATAAATGGATTATTTGAAATGTTTGCTGGTATATTTATATCATTAAACATAATCAGATTATATAAAGATAAAGAAGTAAAGGGTGTATCATTGATTGCAATCATATTCTTTTTTTTATGGGGTGTATGGAATACCATATTTTATCCTATAAATAATTTGTGGTATAGTTTCTATGGTGGTTTACTTGTTGCTTCTATGAATTTAATATGGGTTAGTCAATTAATATACTATAGTTATATTTATAAATCTCAAAATATTGATGAGAAATTTTAGAACAATAAAAAAAGATGGTAAAAATATTATAATTCCACCTACTATAAAATAATTTTAAGTTAAAAAATATAATAAAATGTCAGTAGAAAAAAAGAGAAAAGTACCAGTGGTTGAAAAGAAAGCATTCACACTTGATAAATATAAAAAAACAAAAGGATTTGATACAGATGTTGCTTTAAAACCTTTAAAATGGATACCAGCTTCTAAAACGTTTCAGGAAGCTGCCGGTATTCCAGGTATACCTGTTTCCAGTTCTAGCGTAATAAGAGGTTGGAGTGACACAGGTAAGGGAACTTTTATGATCGAATTGATGGTAAATTGTCAGAAAATGAAAATTCTTCCGGTTATAATAATTACAGAACAAAAATGGAATTGGAGTCATCCAAAATTAATGGGATTTGAAGTTGACGAAACTATCGATGAATCTACAGGTGCTATTGATTATTCCGGATTTTTTATTTATATAGATAGAAGTAAATTTCAAACTGTAGAACAATTAGGTAAAATAATTTTCGATATATTAGATGATCAAGAAAAGGGTGATTTACCCTATGATATATGCTTCTTCATCGATAGTTTTGGGAAATTAAATTGTGACATGGGTGTTGATAAGGGTAGATATCAGGTTGAATGGGTAGCCAGCGCAATAGCACACACATTTGGTGCTGGTGTGATACCAAGAATAGGATTATCTAAAAAGGAAACTAGTAAATATTCAAACACGTTGTTTAGTATAACACAACCTTGGTTGGAAAAACCAACAGTGTATGGGGCGCAACCAAGAATGAAATCAAAAGGCGGTGAATCACTCCCACAAGATTCTGATTTAATTTTTAATTTTGGTGGGGTTGTTAACGCTGGTGTTTCAAAATTAAAAGCTAAGAAAAATAAAAAGGAGATAGTATTTGGGACCAGAACGCGCATCGAGGTCTATAAAAACCATTGCACAATGGTTACAACAAAATCTACAATAATTTCTACAGCACATGGGTTTATAGCGGAGGGTGAAGAAAAAGAATATTTTAAAAAACATGCGGATTTTTTTATGCAACAATTGGGAAGTGAAAATATAGATGATATTGAATTTGAAGAAGAATCTATCGAAGAAAGTGGTGAAGAAATTTTGAACAATATGTCCGATGAATAATTATAAAATATATGCATTAATTGTTAAGTTAACGGGAGAAATTAGATATATCGGTTTAACTAAAAATTCTTTGAAAAGAAGATTTAAGGGACATAAAGATAAATCTAATATGAGAACAACACATAAGGATAGATGGGTTAATAAGATTGGTGCTGATAATATTGATATAATATTAATAGAAGATAATATAGAAAATCTTGAAAAAGCGAATGAAAGAGAGGTTTTCTATATTTCTTTTTATAAGAATAAAGGATGTAAACTTGTAAATTCAACAGATGGTGGGGATGGGACTGCTGGTAGATTGCTAACCGAAGAACAGAAAAATCATTTACGTTTATATAAATAAGGGTAAAAAACTCAGTGAAGAACATAAGAAAAAAATTGGTGAATCTGGAATTGGTAAGATAATTTCAGAGGAAACTAAAATAAAACAAAGTAAAATTTCACTTGAAATGAGTATAAGAACATCTGAAATGGTAGAAAATATTATTTCAAAAAAATTAGATTATACCTTTATAGAAACATTTACAAATAAATTTGATAG